GCACCTTCCTTGGCATATTTGAGATTGGATGTTGCAGAACTTCCTACAGCCAACGCACCACCCGATGTGAAGTATCCGGTGTTGGTATTGGTCGTCGTTGTTGTGGAATTCCATGTCGCTGTCAGTGACGTCAGGCTCTTGGCATCGTACTTGTCATAGTAGAACTGCCTAGCGTATGCTTCTTTTAATTTTGCTTCAACGGAACCATCGAGCACTGATTGTATTTCACTTCTGTTGTTGAAGGTGAATGTGAATGTTGGTGTGCTTTCTTCACTGTAGAGAATTCCATCCTCGGCGAACACCGAAACGTTCGAGTACGCTCCAGTTGGATCCAATATCTCTTTGGCCCTCGATATTCCTGATGCCGATCTGTTGACAGATCTAACCTTTACAATTTCCTGTGAAGCCGACAATGGCACAACCTGGTAGTCTTCCGCTGTGATCATCCTATTCTGTGAGTAGTATACCTGTGCCGCCTTTTCTCTTATCGAGTCATTTGATTCCGTCGCGGCCGCGTTGTATACCGATTGTTTGAGACTCAAAGATATAGTCAAAGTCTGTTGTGAACCATTGGCGTCTATGTAAGGAACCGACAACGATACCGCCTGCATGTCGGCAGGTTGTATTGCATACTTGGCGTTATCACTGACCCTGTAGTACGTCCTGAAGTTACCCAATGGTAGATTAGAGAAGTTTCCATCACCGAACACAAGATCTATCGTGTCGTTGTTTTTTGTGACAACATTGTAAATGTTTCTGATATCTTTTGATAAAGAATTATAGATGGCGTTGTTGCCGGACAGAGAAGGCACCTTTTTCCATTGTTCAGCGATCTGTCCAAACTGATCTAGTTTATACAACCACACATCGCTGTTGTTGACATTGGTTGTATCGAAACTTTTAACATAATTTGTTATGGCCGTGTCTACAGAAAATTCCTGTCTCTCAATCGTGCCTTGTTTGAATAGGAAAAAGAATCCTGTGTTGTTGGAACTGTCGCCTGCTCCGTCTGATCTGTATGTGTATGTCAGTCCAGTTCCTGGTACCGGTGACGATTCATAGATGGATTCCGAATCTATTATTGTGCTAGGTACTATTTCGAATGCTCTGGTCGTTCCGCCTATGCTTTTACTGAAAGTGAATATTGGTAAATCTAGTTGATTCGAACTTAATGTGTATACTTCTGTGTCTACTCCACCTATCTTGTTTGCTTCCCTAGGACTGCCAAACAGTTGTCCGGTCTGGTTTGCCGCGTTTAGTATGGCAATGAATTGTTCCCTGTAATTAGAGTTGGCGGAATCATTCCAGATTATAGTTTGGTTCGCTAGGTTTGTTCCAGAACTGTCATTGACATTCTGAGTCGTGGATATGGAATCTATCTTTAAAAGTCCTGTTGCTGGCTTGTTTCTTTTTGCGTTGTAATTGATAAGTCTCGCCAATCGTAGTATTGAATTCCTTCTCTCCGCTGTTTCAAGAAAGTTCTCCCTGGCGTTAAGGTCAACTCTGAAAGAAAGCGCCTGAGCGATGTAGGCTATCAGGTCTATCAGCGCAACGTACTCTGAACTCTCGACGAAGTCATTGAAATCATCTGGGTAGTTCTCCTGAAGATAGGCCACCATGGTCCTCCTCAGTGTCTCGAAGTCGTAACTTTTGAAATCAGCCTGTTGGAAGGCCTGATAGATCTTGCGCCAATCCTCGGCTACTAGTAATCTGTTCTGTCTGTCTGTTGTGGCCATTGTGTATACAACGGTATTTATATGCGAGGAAATATGCGCTTATTAAGATAGACGTAGAAGCGAGTTCTCATCGAAGTTGAACCTCAGTTTCTCAGTGATATTCAGGGGTACATATGTTATAGTGGCCTGTATGGCTATGCCCTTGTCCGCCTCTGTGACCAATATCTCCTGTGTGGATATGCGAGGATCTGCGTTGAGATTCGCCGTGACATCCTCCACTATGGCCTCTTTGAGTTGTTCCGTGAATGGTTCGAATATGGCATCGTATATGATCGTGCCGAACTCGGGATTCTCCACACGTTCGCCTTTGCGAACGGAAAGCCTGTTGATCAGGTCCTGTTTGGCTACTTCGAAGTCGTATAATTTGAAATTCTGTTTGTCAGCACGTGAGCTGAAGCCTTTGAATGTTACTGCTCTATTTGATAAATCTCTGTTGTCTTCTGCCATTAGTCCAATCTCCTGAATTCCACATCCACTTTATTGTAGTCCACCATGTAGAATCCTGTGTCTGTCATTGTTCTCGCCCATGGAACTTCCTGTGCCATCACACCCTCATATGTTCCATCGGTGTGTTTGTATTTAAACGAATATATGTTGATGCCCGAAGGCGACTTGCCAACTAATTTTATATCTGCCTTCAATCTTTGGTCACTGAATTTAAATCCACTAAAGAATGTTTTGACCGCACCACCTATGGCACCTATCTTGCTGGATAGGTTCACTCCCACGTTCTGTAGGAAACTCTGTCCCAATCTAGAGGCGTCCCTGGCGTTGAACAGTCCCGCCTTAGAAGCCAAACTCTTGACCTGGTTCATGCCCACTATCTTGCCTCCCACAACACTAGAATACGTCTGCGTGATACTGCTTAGGTTGGATATGCTTGGCACTATGTTGCCCGCTGAAAGATTCTTTGTGAGACCCTGAACAGAGTTCAAGGCGTCGTTGGCCAAATCTATGTTGCCTGAAATTCCAGACAGTGTGTTGTTGCCCAGTGTGAATAGTTCACCTGCTTGGTTTACGAAAACATTGTCCTTGAACAGTTCCGTGCTCTTGCCTGTGAATGACTCCACCACCTGTGACGTTAGACTCGATGTCAGATTCTTAACATCTGTGTTGAATTCAAATCCTTTGATCTTCTCTGATATGCTGTCCTTGATGTCGAAAGGAAGATCCACTTTGCCTGTGATCCCGTAGATGTCGTTGTACTTGGTACCAAAATCGGTCAGCAGTTGTTTGGCCTTGGCGGCATCTGTGCTTGACCCCATCTTCTGTTTCACGTACTCCAATGCGTCCGCTTGGTACTGCGCATCTCTGATGGCACTGTTCTCGCTAAGTCTATTCTGCATATTGACGAACTCCGCAGTTCCTGGTGTGCGAGACAACTGACTCCAACGTTTCTTGTCATCGCTGTCTATCGGTATAATCCCATCATTGCCTATCACGCTGGCCCTGAACATGGGTTCGTGCGTGACGAACCTGTGCACCGTTGTTTTTGTTTTCCTTGTGAACTGTTCTAGAGGTTTGATGCCTTTCTGTGTGAGCTCCACATCTCCCTCGTCCCTTAGTTGCATGCCCGCTTTTTCCGGTGTGAGCCAACTTGGCCCCCATGTGCTACTGGCACCCGTGGAGTTGAAATGGACTTGCGCTCCCGCTAGGTGTATCTGTCCCGAGGCACCGTGTAACTGTGTGCCACTGGTGAATGATGAGATACCGTCCCTGGCGTAGTCCCTGACAGATCCCGCCTGCGAACTGTTCAGTATGCCCTTCTCTCCGAGGTTCAATAGAATATCCGCGGAATGTATCATCTCCTTGGCGGAACTGAATCTTACCTGACCGTTGGCGTGCATGTTGATGTTAGAATCCGAGTGTAAGTTGAAGTCACCCTCGGTCCTCATGTTGATGCCACCAACGCCGGAATAGATGTCTATCCTGCCATTGCTCTGCATCTCGATGTAGGCATTTCCAGAACCGTTGGCGATGTACACCACGCCCTCGGTGTCGTGCATCAACAGTTGATGTCCGCTTGCCGTCCTCAATCTCGTGAGTTGGTTAGTGCCATCTGTAGCGCCGTCGTCCATGACGAATGTGTGACCCGTGGTCCTTGTCACGTAGTCAGTGGCTTCTGAATCCTTCGAACCCACTTTCTTCTTCTGTGAGCCGGTGTCCTTTCTTCCTGGTGTGCTTATACCAAACACCTGACTAGGTGTCTCTCTTCTGGCCGATGATGTTGTGGTTCCCCTGATCGGATCTGCTATCAATCCCTGTTTCAGCAACACATCCGCAAAAGGATGTATGGGTTTTGGGGTTGACTCATAATTGCCGTTGGCGAGAGCACCCGGTGTGTTCCTATTGAGTTCACCCGCTGGTACTGTTTTTGTTCCGTAATTTTTTTGCTTGTCGATTAAATCTTGTTGTGCTCCTGGGGGTCCTTCCTGTTCGCCGGTCACCTTGTCCCACGTGTTGGCGCTGGCCGCTATGCCTGGCGTCATGTGATTGGTGTATGGGTCCTGCACACAGCCTATCCAGTAGGCCTGGTCCATCTTGCCCTCGGCGAATATGACGAGAACCTTGGTGTCTAGATCGGGTGGCACCGCCCAGAAACCATACGAATGTTGACTGTCCTCGAACTCCCGGGAAACACCGTTGGTGTACTGTGCGCCCTTGGCACCGTAGAACGGTGACAGGTAATCACAGGTTATCAACTGTTTCTCAGTTGGATTTTCTGTCTTAACTAGGCTGGGTATGAACACCTTGAGGCGTCCCATCCTCGCGGGATCCTTGTTGCCTTTCACTATGCCTAGGTACGGTCCGGGGTTGGTGACCGACCACTCTTGTTCCCAATTACTGCTCGATGGTTTGGGTGTTGATGCGTGTCCCTTTAAATAATCACTCTGTGCCATTAACTAAAAAATCCTTTTATCTTAGAAATCAAGTCTGTGAACTTTCTTCCTATATTACTTACATCCTTGTACACACCCTGCAGTTCGGTAACGAGTGCTTGTGCCTCACTGAAGGTTTTTACTTCGGAAGTGGTGCCGTCTTTTGATACCACAACCGATGTGGGCACAGGGTTAGATATATTCACTCCCTGGTTATTAAATCTTGTCATCTGTAGTACGTTGGTGTATTTGCCGTCCGAGAAATTGTGTTCTACTCCGATCACCCTGTACAATCCGCTGAACTCGGCCGACTGATCACTCTGGAGATCATAAATCCCTGTCCTGTCGTTGAGATCCGTGGGCATCCTGAAGTTCAAGAGAACAATAGGTTCCGCCACATCTGGATTGTAGCAACGGAACTCATCGTTCCATATCCTGTTCCTTGCACTCTGCCAGTAGTCCATGTCTATGTCTCTGTGTATGCGCTTGGTGCCAAATAATTCAGGACTTACTGGTATGAACTGGCTCTGTCCCAGCCATGCTGGATCACCCAATATCTCCATCCTGATGTTGACCATGTCCGCCAATGGGTGTGTGAGCGTGTCCAGGAACGCATCCAGTTCGGTAGGTGTCCCTCCGGTCTTGCCTGTACCTGGACTAGAAAACACAGTGGATTCGGTCTTTAGTAGTAAATTGCCATCACCAAAATGTTCTTGTGCTGTTGTCCCTCCTGTGGGTTGACCCCTGACATTCTCTACCGTATTCTTCCTGGTGTTGGTGGCCTGCACGTCCTTAAGTGCACCTTGGTAATAGGCCACCCTGTAGTTGATGTTTAGGTCCAGAACGTCCACGTTGTCGCCCGTGAATATGTAGTTGTAGGTCTTGAACACGAAATTATTGAAGTTCTTTCCTGTGCTCACCCCCGGTATAGACAGCGAGTAAGCGTGTATCTTGTAGGGCTCGATAGTGAACTTGATTATTTTGGGATTAGTGGCACGTTTCAAATCAAAATTACTGTCGTCGGGTATCACACTGGATTTTATCCTGAAGTATTTAAAATAGAATTCCTCTGCTTGTTCCAACACTGCCTGCGCTCCACCCTTGAACTGCGCCAGCCCCAACTCCCTAGATGCTTTCTGACGGAATTCTTTGTATTTCTTTTCGGTGAAATCAGGATGGCCCTTCATTATCTCTTCTAGTATCTTGATAATATTATTTCCCGTGTTGACCTTCATGAATTCCACTGGAACGTCTCCTGTGTCCACCACACTAACTACCTCGGCCTGTTGCTTGTACATTCCTGTCTGATCTATGCTACTGACGTCAAATGTCTTCTCGGGATTTAAATCCTCGTGTATGGATATCTGGTACTTGTCCGGTATACCGATCTTGCCCGCCTCCCGATCGTCCTCTGCTCCTTGGTTCATCAAGTCCTCCAGCGCTTTCACCACATCAGCCACCGTGTTACCCTGTGGGTAGAGACTGCCCGACGTCTTCAACTCCGAGTAGGTGTTGACGAAGCCGAACTCGTTGTAGGGTATGGCCTTTACCGTATACACCGTGCCCGCCTGGTTGACGTCCATCTGCATGTCTATGATCTTGATCGGTATCACACGCTTGGTGGCGTCCTTGCCGAACTGGTTGATCACGCGCGACTGCTCGTCGAAACCCCGGAACTCCACTGTTAACAGATAGGGTGCGTCCAAGTGATCTAGATAATTGTTGTTGATGGCCGCCCCACGAATCCTCTCCAGGAGTGTTATGCCGTAGGGCTCAACGATCTCCATGGTTATGTCCGTGACCGACGTGAGCCTGCGCTTCTCGTTCAATCCCGGTAGGGAGTTCATGATCACGCTCTTGATGTAGAGATCCCTGTTTTGGCTCAATACGTTCCTGCTCTTGTCCACTGCGCCTTTCAATCGTTCGTTCTGATTGATGGTTTTCTTGTTCTCCGTGTTGAGTTCGGGACTGCCTTGATTCTCATTAGCACCTATGCCCGAGCTCCTAGCTATGATGTCGTGTGGTTTGGACTTCAACAGCGTGGCGGTGTTCTCGAGATCCTTCTTGCCCAGTCCACTCAAGGTGAACAGCGTGTTGTAGGACGCGAACTCGAACAGCATGTTCGGATCCGATATGTTGGTCACATAGGTCTCGTCAGTTTTGTTTATGGTGGATTTGTTGGGGGCTACGTCGTCCGCTGTGGCGTACTGCGGCTGTTGTGCAGATGTCTTGTTAAAATGATCTGGCATGATCTATATCCCTAGATCTTTGAGTAGATTATCTTTCTTGGGCAACTGAACAGTCACTCCCGGTTTGAAGTCATAGATCGGATCTTCTATCTGGTCTGGATTCCTCTGAGCGAACACCCACCAAAGCCTCGGTGATCCATACAAGTCATAGGCCAACAGATCTGGTCTGTAGGCATAGGTTCTCTCAATGGTGTAAGATTGATCATCCTGCTCTGCTGTTATGGTTCTAGGATTCATTATGTCTAGATAATTTGACACTTCACGTGTCTCGAAATATGGCGAAGTGTTTGAATATTTGGCCATTAGATGAATCCTACTTCGCTACTGCCCTTGCCATTCAACTCGCCTCTGACGAACTTCTTCATCGAGAAGTTTTTAATGGAATCTCTGCTGTATATTGGTGTGATCAAAACAGATATGTTAGAAAGTGTTGGAGCCCATGTTTGTGAATCACCCTCCGCATTCATGAAGAATCCTGCGTCCGCACCTGACAACTGCTTGTAGGGTGTATTGGTCTGTTTGGTCGAGATATAGTCTATGCCCGGTCTCAGTTCAACGTTGAAGGAGTTTATCACTACCGGTATCTTGTTAAACATGTGATCACCATAACCATAAAGGTGCATGATAGGTGGTGGGTTACCTTTCAACCCATCGCCGTCGTCGTTGCCAAAAAACATCTTCGTGGCCGTCCTTAGGAAATTGACAGTGGCCACCCAGTGCTTGGCATCTTCTGAATTCTGTACAGGAAACTCTCCTATGATATTCATCTGGTCCACCTGCGAATTCTGATAGGCATAATGCGGATAGTTGCTGTGCACCTGGTCCATGGCATTATAATTGGCAGAATGTTGAATTACCACCGCAGGAGTCAATGGCCAGAAAATTCCACGAGATTCCGCTAACGGTGACATCAGGGGATTATTATCAAAATCAAAGAACTTCTGCAACGGTGATGCTTCTGGTACTTGTAACCTCACACGCCAATCGGTCTTGTCGTTCCTGCCTGACCATTTGGCACGGGCCTGTACCAGTCTCGAATCCGTGGAAATACCGGCACCCGTGAGTCTGCTCAAGGTCCTGTTGAAGAACCCGGATGCCACGTTCTTTATTATACCGCCCAGTGTCGCCATATATTATAGGTTGCTTTCCCTTGTAAAATTTCGTATACTTTAACTATATTTATAGGCACAATTTTAGGCGCACTTAATTACTCTAGCGGCACGATTCAACCGACCTGTTTGTGGTCACATTACATTATATTAAAGAGAAGGAATTTATGAAGAGAGTGAAATATCTTAACAACCGGGATCTGTTGGCGCAGATACATGCCAGCAAGAACACCTATTGTTCGTACGTGACGCCAGAAGATTCACAGTACGACATCATCGTGCCTAATTTGAAAAAAATCAACACCAGGAGCATAGCGGAGGCCAAGAAGAGCAAGGCCAAGCGTCTCACACAGGAGGCCTGGGAGCAGGCCAAGGACGCCGGACTTAAAAAAATCAAACTGGTGGACTACACTGTGTCGCCTAGGAAGATCGACAAGACGGAACTGGTGTTCCGTGTGATGATGTTTGATCATGTGCCCATGGACGACACACGTAAGAAGAATCCCAAGCAGACGGCAGACCATCACAGCAAGGTCAACTTCCCACCGTTCCAGCACTACCGATTGGACAAGAAGGGCAAACCAGTTTGTGTTGGAAAATCACACTGGGTGGGCGGAATGAGCAACGGTCACTTCTCAGCGGACCATGGCAAGATGACCAACCAACTGGCCTTGATGTACATGAAACTGTGCGAGAGGTACGGTACCCGAGCCAACTGGAGGGGCTACACCTACAATGACGAGATGCAGTCGCAGGCCTTGATGCAGTTGTCACAGATCGGCTTACAGTTCGACGAGTCCAAATCAGACAACCCGTTCGCCTACTACACGGCGGCCATCACGAACAGTTTCACAAGGATATTGAACATTGAGAAGAAGAACCAAGCCATCAGGGATGACCTACTGGAGTTCAATGGCATGATGCCGAGCTTCACCAGACAGAACGAGAACGAGACCACCGGACCATCATATGTGAAAAAGATGAAGACCGCACACGGCGATGTCCACGAAGTCAACAAGACCACGCTGGCAAAACTGAACAAGAAACTAAAGAAGAAGGGCAAACTGGACTCGGAAGATTTTGATGAAGTCAAATTCAAAAACAAGATAGACATGACCAATCACAAACCCATAGTAAAGAAGAAATGGTAACCAATGGCATTCTTTAAAAAGGTAGCCTGCTTCACAGACATACACTTTGGACTTAAAGGCAATTCAAGGGTACACAATGACGACTGTGAGGCTTTCGTTATATGGTTCATAGAACAGGCAAAACTGCATGGTTGTGAGACCTGCATATTCCTGGGAGACTGGCACCACCACAGGTCCGCCACTAACGTCAGTACAATGAATTACACAGTTTCCAACATAGAAAGACTGGGGCGGGCTTTCGAGAAAGTCTATGTCATAATGGGCAACCATGATCTCTACTACAGGGACAAGCGAGAAATCAATTCCATGGAGTACATCAGGAACATTCCCAACATACACATCGTCAACGAGTGGCTGGTGGAGGATGACGTCGCCATACTACCATGGATCGTGGAAGACGAATACAAGAAGATCGAGAAGATGAAACAGAAATACGTGTTCGGACACTTCGAACTGCCGTACTTCAAGATGAACGCTATGGTGGAGATGCCAGACACAGGCACGATACAAGCGGATCACTTCGCAGGTTGCGGTAAAGTGTTTTCCGGACACTTCCACAAGCGACAGTACATGAAGAACGTCACGTACATGGGCAACGCCTTCCCACACAACTACGCGGACGCCGGCGACGACGAGCGTGGCATGATGGTGCTGGAGTATGGTGGTGAACCAAAATTCATAAACTGGCCGGACATGCCCAGATACAGAACAATTAAAATCAGCGAACTGTTAGCGGATCCCGACAAACACTTGAAACCAAAGATGTACGTGAGAGTGACATTAGACATAAAGATCAGTTACGAGGAGGCCAATTTCATAAGGGAGACCTTCATAGACAAGTACCAACTGAGGGAACTACAACTAATACCAGAACAGATCGATGCCGCACAGCAACCACGGGTAGAGATACAGAAGTTTGACAGTGTGGATCAGATCGTAATCAAACAACTGCAAGGAGTAGACAGTGAGGTGTATGACAAGAAC